GCAATAGGGGGAGCAGGAGTTTCACCTTCTCTCCCCGTGTTCTATGGTTTGCTTCAGTTCCGAAATTGCTACCGTCATCTCTTTAAGTGTTGTATTTACTCCTGTCATTATTTGGATCAACTGATTGTGCGAACTGGACATTAAATCTCGCAAAGCCTCATCGTTTACTGAGTCCTTGTCATAAAGGATTTTTCGTTCTTCACGATGAGCATCAGAAATGTAGCGGACGTACCAACCAGCACCGATTAGAGCGATGAATAGGCCACCCAGGTTCGATAACTCTTTAATCAATTCTATATCCATCGTTTTACTCGTTTCACTTCTGCTGGCATTGCTGGGCCTTTGCTTAGTCGTTACTGAGGCTGATTGCTTTCAAGTCTTCTATTGATGTAGCCGTATCACATAACATCGTGATGTCTCGGAGTCGTTGCTTTTCTGCTACGATTGCAGTGGTGTCTGTTCCAGCTTCCTGCGCTCTCATGTAAAGAACATCCTGTGCCTCCAAAAGTGGCTTTCGCTCACTACGAAGACTCTCTTTCTTGAGGTTCTTGGCCTTATCCAAGTTAATTGAAATGGTCATTATCCACCATATCCATCTGGGTTAGTAAAATCGGCTTCCCACTCATTTCTAAATTCTTTATCTGCTGGCAACTCACTGGAGTCAATGATCCGGTAGGGTACTCCGGTAGGTACATCCTTGACACAAATCTCTTCCAGACTTAACTCACAATTAGGAGCAGGAACCAGCACACTTATGGTTGTTTCATTCGGGAAAATCGCTAGTTTCATTTATTTCCTTTGGGTTAGCGGAAGATTGCCAAATCAACTTGTAACGGATCATAACCAGTTGCACCACTCAATACAGTGATAGAACAAGCACCACTATTACTTGCTAAAGTTTGTGCAAAACCGTTATAGGTTACACCATCAGTGCTTGCTGACGCTACAGCACAATAATTTGCATCAGGCATTGCAGTTGTAAAGTTTATTTGGTAAGCCCCATTCCCTCCTAGATCCGTAATGCTCGATACATTCCCACTAGCATTAATTGCTACAGTGCCAGTACCGTTAAAATTCACCCATGCCCTACACGCATAAATTGGTGCAGAACCAGAAGCATTGATTGATGCTTTTATATTTACACTGCTGCCCAAAGTACCAGCAATCACCGTCCCAATATTGTTTCCAGTCCCAGCGAACGTAGCATTCCCACTGGAGTCAATCGTTAGACCCGTCACACCAGCATCAGAACTGTCTCCCTGCAGTTTCAGACTGCCGTTGGTCGTATTCGGCCTGATCGTGTCCAGTTCTGCTGTTATCGAACCAGATGATTCCGTAACCATCGTGGTGCTGTTTAGTTGTATCTCTCCTGCCATTTAACTCCTAACGTGAAGGGTTCCGGTTATATTGATCGTACCTGTGGTATTATAAAGCCCATCAAAGATGAGCATTTTACCAGCAAGCGTTACTGTATTCGTGAAACTGACAGGACCAACATAAAACCTGTGATTTCCTGCGCTAATCGTTTCAGCAGTGGTGATCGAATTAGAATGTTCTAGGTCCGTTAAGTACGTTCCCAGGTCGGTAATCTGACTTTCTGTGATGCTCAGTGCTGCTTGATGTTGAGTGACAGAAGACTGAGTGATGTTTACATCGGGAACGTTCGCCCAGGTCACTGCGGCAGATAGATCGTTTACCTCTGCAGTTAGGTAAGACTGCAGATCCGAAATCTGCGATTCGGTGATCGAGAGGGTGCTGGTTGAGATATACTCAATATCTGTCGCCCCACTATTCACAGCAACCAACTTAGATCCGTTCGTTGCCAGTGCTGGTAGAAGTGCCACCCTAGCAGTTGCTGCCGAACTTGATCCAGTCCCACCATTTGCTATTGCGAGTGTGCCTGAAACGTTGGTCAGATCATTCGTCTCTGCAGTGAGATACCCTGCATCGTTGGTGAACTGCGAGACGTTGCCTGACTTATTCGTCAGAGTATCTGTACTGCTGGCAGTGATGTACGAACCCAGATCAGAAATCTGCGATTCAGTGATTGTCGACTGTGTCGCCAAATCTCCAAGACCGAGTGATGTGCGAACAGTCGCACCGGATTCGGCTACCCATCCGGTTCCACTTGCTACGATAAAATTCCCATCTGTGACTGCTAGGGAACTGATATCATCGAGTCTTGCTGAGTGTGCCTGGACATTCGTACCGACAACCAAAGAGAGAGTGCTTAGGACTGTGCTGGGTCCCTCGTTTTTCCACTTACTGTCCGAGGAGTCGTAGACCAGAAAACTGTCATCGACCACACTGCTGATTGTTGTATCTGAGATCGAGGAGACCGTCACATCGGCAGTCTCCAGTTTTGCATCCAGACTGGTCTGGAGGTTCGTCACATCTGCAATTGCCAACGGTCTGGAGACCCAATTCCCAGAGGTGGAGTTATAAACCAGCACATCTTTGTTTGCGATAGCACTGACATCGGTGTCCGACAGTGCCGCAACGGTTCCTCCTGGAAGATCCTCAAACTGCCAGTTTGTGCTCGTTGAGTCGTACCGGAGGATCTGATTGTCCGTAGGGGTTCCTGTGGTCTGGAGGATCAGGTTGACCTGGCCCTGCAGGGTGGTGCTCAGTTTTGCAGTGGTGATCGTCCCGTCTGGGATCGTTGCAGCACCAGGAGTCTGGTTCTCCCATCTGGAATTCGAGTTCGACCAAGCCAGCACTTGACCATCGGATGGAGAAGAGATTGTGACATTCGTCAAATCTTGAATGTTGTCTGGAATCGTCACGGTTGCCGCAGACCAGTTACTCCCTGAGAACTGCAGGAGTTGTCCAGTCGTAGGAGTGAGATCAAGAACATTGGACAGGGACTCTAGTGTCCGTGATGTGCTGGCAGTCTGTAGACTGACTAAGGCTGCCCCGATTGTTTCTAGATTTTCATTCAGATATTCACCCCATTTCCCGTCTGAGCCACCAATATTTGGTTTTTTGAGACTGAGGTTACTGGTGAGTGAAAAATCGGTCATATGAAATAAGGTGGATTAGGGTTTTCGCATTCGGTTAGATCTGGAGTGGGGTAGACCGTGCGGGTTGCAGTGTAGTAACGTTGGATGTACACCGTGACTGTCGTCCCCAACCCAACTACGGAAGAGTCGTACAAACTACCGGATGCCCCAGCGGACGCTTCAACGAGTGTGGGGCCAATGGTCATCGTAAAGAAGGTGTCTGATCCAAATCGGCTCAACGCCCCTTGATACCCTGATGTGCCTGTGAAAGAGTTATTCACAGTGATTGCGGTGTTTAACGGGATGCTGGCAGCAGTACAGAAAGAACGAAAATCTGAGTAGCTAGTAATTTGAGATTGCCCTGAGACCCCTGCTGAAAATGTTAACTGCACCGTACGAGAAGAAGACGTTCCACTCAGGGAAGAAATCGTAAAACTTGCAATGATGTGGCTGTCGTTGTACCCCCCCCTGTCTCCAGCATAATACGTCTGCAGGGTCCCGCCTGACTGATAGACATCTACATATTTTTTTGCTCGGCAGGTGTCCTTCTGTGCGGCTAGAATATCTGCCTCGGCCTGGGACACTGTAGTCTCAATCCGATCCACCTCTGTCTGGAGTGCAGTGGCAAATCCTTGGTAATCAAAATTCTCTACTTCAGATTGTGTGGTTGGAGGTGAGTAGGATGCCAATTCTGATGTGAACGCAGGCCAGGATGTGGTCTTGGTGTAGGTTCCAGAATATGGATCTGGTAGTAGCGTTGTGCCTGTGCTTGGCAGTAAAGCGGATGAACCGATTGCTCCGGCAAGGGTGTTGTTGATCCGGTCAACGGCATTCGTCCCACGATTGATGTTCCCTAGTTGAGCCTGAGAGTTTGTTACTCTGGTACTGATCGCCTTCAGTTTAGTCAGAAGATCATCAAGATAGATGTTGATGAGTGTCCCGTAGGTGCTGGCATCTTCGTTTACCGTGGGGTATTCCAAATCTGCATAATACGATGATGTCGTGGGCATCAGACCAATCCTTCTGCAGTAGTTTTTGCAGATGCTGCATCCAACTTCGCCTGATTTGCATCGTAGGCAACGGTCCCGCTCGTTGAGGTGTCTCCAACCTCCGTATCCAAGGTGTTGACTGCCGAAACCACTGCGACTAGATATTGATTCACCATCTGGACTGCGACATTCACGGCAGTTGCAGCATCCGTTTCTGCATTGGCCGCACGGGTAACTGCTCCAGTTGTCGGATCGCTCAGTTGGTACGCAAGGGATGGAGTGCTGCTGTCCGCTGGATCACCTTGCACGTCACCGACTTGCTTAGTCTCATAACTAATTGATTCTAAAGCAGAATTCAAAATATTCCCCCAGTTGTTCCTGTCGCTACCCACTTCGGGGAGAGTAATATTGTAGTTCGTCGTGGTGGGGGGAGAGTCCGTTAATGCCATTAGTTACCTGTCCAGGTTTCTGGGGTTGTGTCAGTGCGAATGCTCCAGAGATCTTCATTCAAATCTGGCCTTGTCGTCCAATCCGATACCGGATCTGAATCCGTCACAAACAGATATTCCTTTGAGTAAGGCCCGATATCGTATTTTCCTTCACCATACGGAAACTGTTCTACACTCATGACATGGCCTGGAAGTTTAAGGAGTGCCTGCTGCCCTTCGTTCTTCTTCTGTCATCGGATGCCTGAATCTCTGCCACGGCACGTTCTGCCTGAGCTTGCCAGATTTGGATTCTCTCATCCTCTCCGAGATACGGAGATGCCTGCATCAAACTGTAGTAGAGATATGCATCGGGGTGAGAGGTAGAAACCCAGTTGGTTGTGTTCGTTGTGCTCAAAGCAGGGATCTTGGCGTAGTAGAACATTTCGTAGGTGATGGACTCTGCAGGGGTTGGGATGATTCTGAGAGCATTGCCGTACACAAAATATCGAGGGTAACTGTCCGCCAGTCCTGCGATGAAATTGGCGTCTGTGTATTCATTAATCGCATGAGCTGCAATTTCCACCAGGTCCCGTTCTTTTGGGCTTGTCATCCGCAGATGCCGCATTTCCAGAAAGTCGGAAGGCATGGAGAGGTACTGATCAGACGTACTAATGTCTGCACGGGTGTACTGATTGGTCGTCCTGAGCTGACGGTTCAACCGTGCCTCGGCAAGTGTGATAAACGTAGGGATCACACTCGTCAGATCTGTTCGATTGAGCCAGTCTGCAATGTTGGTTTTTAATTCGGTGAAGGTCATAGGTGTCCCTCCCAAACTCGGAAGGGTTTATTATGAAAATCGTTCAACCACTGCTTGAATTTCTTTTTGTCTTTCGTGATTCCCTGGCGGTGCAGTTCGTCGTAGAGGACTCTGGGAATCTCTGCAACCCGTTTCCAGCCAGATTGTTTGTTGGCAAATGGATCGAGGTGTTGATTGTCACGCAGGACCTTCGTCAACTTGAGGGTCGGCTCAATGTCTTGCGTGACTGAGTGGTGAATCTGCAGGTTGCGCGAGTCTACTTCATCAACATAGAACTCACTCATTACATG